AGCTGCTGCAACAATACAACCAAAAGATACAACCAAAATGGAGACCATAAGTACAGCTGGTCCAATATTTAGATTTCGTTCTTTTTGCAAGATATTCTCCTTTAATAATTATTCTTGTCTTTCTAAGTACCGATAGTACGAGTGTGGAATAGAACAAAGGATGGCAAATTCTAAGTGATACTCACCATTCCAATCTGTGCGCTCAACTACACTTAACAATCGTCGTTCAAATTTTGAAAGTGTATTGGAAATACTTTTAAATATTAGTCCTTGGTAGTACTGGCGCATTTCTCGACCTTTCTGTATATCTTCTTCAGTAATAAGTTCTGGCTTACATTCTAATGCAAATTTAACATAATTTCTATTAGATTTTATCGCTGCCTGCTTAATGGGATGCTCACTGTGAGCTGTTACTAGAGATTCAAACTCGTCCTTGTTGGCGTTAACGAAGCGGGTGTTCTTGCGTTGTGCATATACCACAGCTCCCCACAGAAAATCAACCTCGACCGGGACCGCAATAATATCAGACATTGATTTCGCCTGTTTTCACCCTGTGAACTCGTAACGATAAACAGACTGCTGTAAACATTGCAGGAGTTCCGCTCGTGCTCCAATCTTCAAGTGCTACTGCTGCGGCAAGGCGCCGCTCATAGTTAGTCAACGGCTTATTAGACAGTGCTTTAAATGTTAGCACTTCGAAGTGCTTGCGTACCTTACGACCGTGTTGTATATCACCAATTGTAATATTTAATAGCTGTTCGTTAATTATGATCTCAGCAAGGATCGTGAGACTAGGAAGTCCGGAGCGGCTTGTGTCAAACAACCTGGCTAATGCCCAATCACCACTGTCTTTAAGTCTAAGTGCTGTTGCTGCTGCACCCCATACTTGTTCCACTGATACTTCATTCTTAAACATACAACACCTTAGTTGATTATATGTACATTATACGGGGTCAGTAGTAAAAGGTCAACCTTTATTTTGGTTAGAGAGCGTCCAGATATGCGTTAAAATTCTTAAATAGATTAGCCACAGTACTTATTTTGGGTGAAAATACAGTAATAAGAGTACTGCCTGTTGCTGATGTTGCGTTAAGGAAATACACACCTGGCAATTTATCTAGCTTCCGATAATCATTGCCGGTCCCGGTGAACTCAACGGAGAACTCGTAGCACGGTGCAACTTTCTTAAATTCTGTGAAACCTTTAAATCGTAATCTGAACTTCTTAGGATCTTTTTTGTGCCACCACCAGTCCTTCATTGCTGCGTCGAGCGTAGTTGTTAGATTGCCCTGTTCAATGATTTCAGCAGTGAGTTCTTCTTTATTCATATCCCATTATGGGTAAACTTGGTCACCCTCGAAAAGTTTAACAACAGAAAAATCTGTTGTATTGAATTGTTTGTTAAGCTTCTTGGCAAGGTTGATGGCATGTCCAGGATTACTAAATGAAACCTTCTTGTATTTCGGTCCAGGATACTGAACTAATATGTTATGAGACTTTATGTTAATAGGACGGGCACAATAATAGACAGCCCATATACCATCACTTGCAAGGACTTGTTCTGATTTGTATGTACTCTTGTCTGTAATTTCAGCAAGCACTTCTGGTTTTGGTCTGGCCACTCAATAATACCTCTTTATCTAAGTACTATTTATTTAGAATGATTTTATTTAAGTTTCATCAGGTAAAGTTTCCGCCGGTGATCTCTACCTTTTCTACTAGACCGTTGTCCTGCACTGCGTTCGACCGACCCTGCAATTCTTGTAGCACTAATAACAATTTAGTAATGTCACTATGCAGTCCTTTCGCGTCCTTAATCGGTACCGCAATTACCTTCTGCTGCTTAGACTCTGCCGCTGCAATCTTGTCAATGAACCGATTTATATGAATCATTCGTACAGGTCTGCAAACTTGTTGTTACTAGGACTATCTTTAAACGGACCCTTATATTTATTGCGCTGTAATGTTATCAATTTAGGGCAAGCTTGTATAATCCAGGTGCCACTAATGTTAACTTTGTAATATCCAGCCGCGTACCAAGATTTGCTGTCACTGGTCTGTGTGTATAATGGCAAACCATATTGCACGTTCCAGACCGCATTGTACGCTGTGCCCTCAGAGTAGTATCCATGCACATTATCGGACTCAGTTGCTGCGGGCTTGCGAAGCTCTTTGAATTCGATTGTGCCTTTCAGTGCATCGAGACTATCGAACCTTACTTCTACTTCACCTTTGAGTTTCACAGTGTAGCCGGAACTGACATCGTGCATCATCTCCCCCACTTTAATATTGTCCTTGCGAAGGATCCAGAATTGGTCCTCTATAATTGGTTTTGCTGTAATTTTTTCCATTCCTGCCATGCTCCTAAATCTGGTATGTTTATAATGTGACCATTATATGGTTTGTTCAACCACAAGATAATATCTTGTGGGTGTTCTGCTAATCGCTGTAGATCGTGCTCGGCGCAGAACTTCATAAATTTAAACCCAACATTCTTTGCTGGTGTGTGAGTTAATGTACTGTTAAGAAGAGAATTAATAATTGCTTCGTCAACATCATTGATAACTTCTCGTGGTTGTTGTGTTAAATCAATTAGTACTTTGTTGCGTTCATAATCATCAAGAACTCTGTGCTCTTCTTCGTTGTGGTCGATCCAACGCTGTAACATAAGATTGTTCCAGTTGTAGCCTTTCTTATCTTTGTCGGCATACGCTTCGAGTAACCCGACCTTGTTCTTAGTTCCTTTAGTTCGGACTCCAGGGTATGCACTAAACACATTATCAGTCTTGTCACCCCGCATACACTTTTCGAATAAGATCCACCCCGGATCACCAACATGCTTGTGCGTTTGTGTCTTTTTGTCGATGACAGCTTTGCCGTTGTCATCGTACACGCCATCGATTGTAATTAGTTCTTTGTTAATACCGTTGTATTGTGTCACCGACGGTGAAAGGAGTTGATAATAATCTGTATCACTGCTAAGGATAACGTGTTCGTCATCTGGGTGGAGTTGGATAAAACGTGCAATTACATCATCTGCTTCGGCCCCGGCTGCTGCAATGACTGAACAATTAGTGTGCTCTGCAATGTATTTAGTCAGTGCATTGTACATCTCAAAATACAATTCATCCTCTTCTACTTCTTCTTCTGTTCGTAATTGTCGTGCTGCTGCACGTGGTTTTTTGTACGGCTCATAATAAGTTTTGCGCCAGTTGTTCCCGCCCTCTAGCGCAAATACCACGTGATCAATATTTGACGTCTTAACTACTTTATTAGCCGATGCTAACATCATGTGCATACTCAGGCCGATCTTATCCATCAGATCCGCTCCTCTATGCGCCATGTGTTTCATGCGGAAAAATAAATTCATTGTGTCTACTGTAATAAATCTCATTTAATTACCTTGTGTTCTATAATATATTGGATTATCTGTTTAGCCCAGGCCGAGTGTGCCGCTGGACCATAATGGTAGTTTGAAGTTATAACAGTATTATATCCGTTAAGCTGTAACCATCCATCAAACGCACCTTCTGGAAGATATGGATTAATGTAACTGGCGCCAAAATCCGATCTGTATTCTTCTGGGATATCCTGGAATGAATTATTACCGTTGAAGAAAATATGTTTATAACCTAACTTGTTCAAGTAGGTATGAAAGTGTTGAATTTCTTCGTACGCCTCTGCAGTTTTGATATCCCAGTCTATATTAACGATGTATTCTTTATACTTTTCTTTGAAATCTTCTGGTACGTCATCAACACCGCTGGCATTAACTTGAAAGTACTCGCCATCAATTAACCATTCTTCACGTTCCCAAGTACTCCACTGAATGATCATTAGCACATCACTCGTTGGAATAGTGTCAGCCGTTTTTTCAATCCATTCCTTAGTAGTCCTAATGATTCGTGCATTACTGCTTGCACTTTCTGCATCAATTTGGAATCCCATTTTAAGAATGCTTGCGACAGTTACTCCCCAAGATACTGCTAAGTTGTCAGGGTGCGGCCTGCGCTTTAGCGCCCAGTGTAATTTATCGTCCTCTGCAAATGAAAACGGATTAACTGCTTCCGCTGCTGCTGTATGACTATCGCCATTTACATAAAGTATCATGAGTCGCCGTACTTTTCTAAACGCTCCAGCTCTTGCTGTGCGTATGCAATAATCTTTTTAATGTCTCGCTTCTTAGGACTATGCGCGACTTGGCCATATCGGTACCAAGCTCTACCAATCTCACCCATCTGCGCGTTCATATCTTTAGCAATAATTAAATGATATAATTCTGTTGCGCCTTCTGGGAGGACATAATAATTTGCTGTACTACCATCGCTTAGTTCTTGTGCGGCAGCGCCTGTGTCGATGTCTCGCAGAGTTTTTACAACTCCTTTAAATGCTTCTTCTGACGGATCACCTATTTTGTACTTAGGTTCCTTACCTTCTGCTACGTCAATTACATTTACTGCCTTCTTAACATCGAACTCTGCTGACTTAGATTCCGTGACGATTATCTCGTCTTTTGGAACCCCAATTGGGTTAAACGTTACTTCATCTGTAACCTCTGTTGCAACCTTTTCTGCTTCTGCTTTTGCTTTTAAATCTCCACCGATACCCATTACTTGTATTCTCTCCTTCCGCCGCCTAAATTTTTGGATTGCACTGGATGAGCATCTGCTTGTTCTTGCTCATAAGTCTCCATTACAATATTTCTACAAACGCTAGTAAACCATTGATCAACTAGATCTGAATCTGCTTTACCTTGATAACCCGCCCGCATTAGTCGTGCCACGAACAAATCGTTCCAGTCTAACTCGATCTCTCCATTATCGAGATTTTCGTAATCGACATTCATATCTAGAATAGCGACCCAAGGTTCGCCTGCTGCCGTTGCTCTTTCTTTTTCTGCATTGAGTGTGGCGTAGTGTTTCGCGATGTCTTCCTTAGAAGGACCGGGCTCTGCATTGATATCTTTGTTACGTAGTACGCGCCACGCTGCTTTTATTGTTTTAAACATTTATATTTCACCTTTTAACTTTTTAAATGTGTATTCTTCGTCAGTGAGCCAAATTTCATCTCTAATAGAGCCTTTGGATCTGTTACTGCAATATGCCATACTAAGCATAGAAATATGTGTACCTTCAGCACTAGTCTTTGGCCACAATGTACGGATACGTTGCCAGTTGTAACTAGCTACCTCAGCACTGGCATTGTCTGCATTGGAGAATTTAGACATTGTTGGGTAGCTATAATTGGCAATCTTTGCCATTATCCTATCTCGCCGCGAATTTTCATAAACACAAATTCTTCTTCTCTGACCCAATGCGTAATAACAACATCGCTACCCGGACCGCTAATCCGCCGAGTTCCTAAATACGCTTTTTCATTTATTGCGATACGATTACCAGAGGCATAACATGTACGCCATTTCCAGTAACGTTTATGTTCCCACGTAGCACGTTTAAAGAACTGTTTTTTCTCCTCTAGATCTCTTTCTGGCTGAGAAAATGCTGGCATAAATCCATCAATCATAACTCACCGTTTCAATATCAACATAACCACAATGGCTCATTTTGTCGGGTTGGTCGGGTTGGTTGGGTTGGGTCTGGTGTTCCATGCCTCTTGTAACCCGGTTTTCGTTTTAGTGAAATTCGTAACCTGCCCATCACAAGTGTTGCAGTATATAGACATGTCGTTAATATCTAATTCAGCCTCACCGCCACAAAAAGGACAAGGCAAAAGCTCCTGCTCGCTGGTTTGTTTTGGGTCTGTCATTTCACTTTCTCCCACATTTCATCAGGAATCATATCACCCCACTTAGAGGCTATCACTGCCTTGCAGATAGCGAGGGCGGGGGTTGAGCACCCTACTATCTCGACTTGCGGTTCATCAATAAAATCTAAAGCGCATCGCCACCCTATTGCTGGCACAAATTCAACAGTGAATTGAAACTTCTCAATCAGCTCAAAGCACTGCGCCTTGCCTGTGGTGGATGGGGTGTATTTGTACTCTAATTCGATGGATGACCCATTAGGGTCATCCCAATACATCGCCCCGTCACCAGGGAAGTCTATTAATTCCCACCCCTGCGCCAGTGCTACCAGCGCATCAGTAATTTGGCCTGCTTCTAGTTCGCTAGTTTCCATCTCTATTCTCCACTCATAGGGTTGCTGGGGTTGGAAGATAGGGCCTTATTAATAACTGTCAGTGTATTAGGCATATCTGAGCCGTTAGCTACAATCATTTCCTTTGCTAACTGCAATGCTCTGGTTAATACTTGCTCTCTGGCCTCTGACTCTGCTAGTTGTTGGGTTAGGACTTTGATGGTTTGCCCCATCTTATACACGCCTAATTCTGCTTGACTACCCATATCTATCTCTCCTGCTCACTGGTTTGTTTTGTCATTTGGATTGCTCCTTTTCGCTCTTGCTTATCGCTTTATAGATTGATGTTAGTCCAGCTATCCACCACAAGGCAATCCATAACATAACCAGCTTCGCTCCATAATATGCTATTTCCATCTCTATTCTCCACTCATATTGGTCACTCATATCTCAAGTAACTTAGTTTGGAATTACCGCTAAATCCAGCGGCGAGCCGATTCTTATTGCTTGCTGCTTGGTCTGCTTTAATCTCTTTCAGACTATTTCTTAAAATATTCGGCTTCCCGTAGAATGTCGCATATACAATTTGCCACCCATCAAACATTGCTGGCTTACCATCTATTGTGTGCATATATTTACTCATCACGGCTCTCCTGTTTAATTGTTTCTTGCTGTGGGAGTGGTACTTCATCCCCAAACACACCGGCAACTACAGCTCTACAGATTGCTTCTTGTGGGGTTGAGCCTTGATAATAATTTCGACGGTCTACAGAGACCAAGTTGGGAGGATTGCACTCGTCATTAGTGATAATTTCAATCCTATCAAACTTCCTAATCAACTCTCCACACTGTTGCCAGTTGGTTGATGGGGTGTAGTTGCATTTACGAGACTGTCTTTTTGCTATCCTGTTACATAAGGTAACCCATATAAGGCCAAAACCATCATTGAAATCATCAATTACCCACTCTTGCGCCTTAGCTGTCCAGTAATCCAGCTCACTACCTGTTAGTTCTGATACTTTCATCTCACTACTCTTCATCTGTCTGTTTTGAGTTGTTGAGTGGTTCTAGTAGTGGCTTCTTTTCGATAGAAAATCGCAGAGTGTCAAGGTCATATCCTCGCTTTTCTAATTCGTCCATTAGAGAGGGCCGAATCTGCTGCTTCCAATCTATATGCTCACTACAAAATGTGCTCATTACCAGTGCCCTATCGCAGCTCGGTGTGTTATCGCCATAGAAAATACACATATCAACCACGCCATCTATCCTACCTCTCTGCATTTTTATCTGGCCTTCGATAACCTTTGGCGCCCTATACCTCATCACGGCTCTCCTGTTTAATTGTTTCTTGCTGTGGGAGTGGTGCTGGCATTATTTCCATTGATACTTTCAGCTTAATGCCCCATTTTTCTAAGTTTATGAGGTGTCTGAAAATAGCATCTTGTAAATGCTTCTTTATTTCCTTTAATGCTTTTTCTTCATTATCTGGATTCGTGATTTCGTACTCTTTATTTGAGATTGTCTCACTCATCATCTCTCTCCTGCTTAATTGTTTCTTGCTGTGGGGTTGGTGCTTTGTTTGAAATCTCAAGATATGCGATACCGCCGCCAACTGAGAATGCTAGTAGCATAGCCAAAGCAACCAGAATGTTTGTCCTGAATATATCTTGCTCTACTTGCCGCCTAT